TTTAATCTAGAAGAACTAACAGATCCTGTATACCAAGTACCGCCACCAGCTGGTGCATAAGCAGTATTATAAGAACCTGTTGCTGAAGGACCAAAATTTGAAGTTCCCCAAGCTTGTGAACCAGAATATGTTTGCCAAACCCAACTAGCACCATCAGTAGAGATAGGTTCATCTAAGTATTGACCTGTACCCATACTCCAAGCACCTGAAACAGGGTAACATTCTAATAATGTTCCTGTAGGTGATACTTCTAATCCAGTAACAGTAGCAACAAAGCAATTTAAAGTAGCTTTCCAACTTCCTGTATCTAATAATTGAGCAGAACTGCTAATTCCTATTGAGGAAGAAATAACAGTTTCTATTTCATTATCATCAAAAGCGATTAGAAATCTACTTGTTTGAGGGTTTGGATTTGAATATGCGAAAGTTGTCAGAGTAGCCTCAATAATAGGATCTAGCCCTGTATTCATTGAAGGGAACAATGAATATAATGTTGTGTCTTTGCTTGGAAATAGTTTATATACTGCCATTTTATAAGTTTACTACTCTACCTTGAATGTCTTGATTTGGATATTTTACTTCAAATATAGAAGGATCTAATGAAGGATAAATCACATTGTTAATTGTTGCTGCTGAAATACTGTAAGCATAAGGTGAGTATCCTAAACTTTCTCCTACTAAATTAGTTATATTTATTGTTTTAACTGTTTGAACACCTTCTACTCTATCAAGTAATACATAAAGATCTCTTAATACAATAGGTTCATTAATTTGCCATTTACTAATTGCAAAATAATCTTTTAATGCTGCTATACAATCAAATAATACTTGGTTACTATTATAGTTAGGTAATACAATAATATCAAAATTAACTCCAATATTAATTATAAAACCATCTTTAATATTAACAGTATCATTTACCATTCTATATTGCGATAAATAAGTTGTAATGTTTTGTTTTAACGCAGGTGATGCTGTAGTTAATTGGTTGTTTATATTATAAGTTAAAACGTATAAATCTAATATAGAATTGGATTGACCAGCAGATATTGATTGTGCTTTAGTTGGTTCTATATACGCTTTAGATACAACACCGTATTTAGCAGGCATTGATAATGTTCTTACCAAATAATCATCTTGTGTTACGTTACGTAATTGAGTTGCAAAATTAGCAGAAGCATTTTGTCTAATATCTTCAATTGTATCTCCATCACCACCACCACTAGCTGCTTCAGGATTAGTAACTGCTAATGAATTAAATATAGATTGAGCAGTTACAGCATTTAAGTTTGAATTTAAAAACTGAGTTCTTCCTTGTAAAGTTGTTAAACTATTAGCGGGAACATTTGAGGTAACTCCTCCACCTACTAAATATCTAACAGTTAAAGTAGTATTAGAAGGAGCAATACCATATGTTTTTGTAAAAATAAAGTTTGAAGGAGCATAGGCTGTTGTTAACTTCATTTGTTCAAAAGGTAAACCTAAACCAACATTATCTGGGTTAGGGATGATTTCTTCGTCTGTATTTGCTGCTGTACCAGCACCAAATTGTAATTGTAAAGTAGTAGCACTTAAAAAACGAGAAGCAAATCTTCTTTGTACTTGTTTTAATTGTAATAAATAAGGTGTGTCTCCACTATATTGAGATAAATAAGGATCGTTTATATTTGTATTTTTTATAGAATCATAAACAGCATCTTGAGCTAAGTAATCTACTTCATACCATGTATTTCCATCAGTATCAGTTACATCTAAAATACCTACAATTCTAGGAGAATTTATTGTTACGGTTGCAAACTGTTGAGGGACTCCAAAACTAAAGGTTGTAGTATTAATCTGAGAAGAGATTGATTTTCTTGTCTTTTTTAATAAATAATATGTTGGATTACCACCTGAAGTAGAGTAAATAGTTACTTCTGTTGGATCACCTGAACTTGAAACTGAAAAATCTACTGGGTCTTCAATTAGGAAAGATACACCAGGGTTAGTAGGTGAATTAACTTGTGCATTTTGATTTACAAATAAAGCATAACTAAAATCAGGAACATAAGTTGAACCAGATAAAGTAGCAGGTACTTGTTGATAAAAATCAATATTTGTAGTAGCTACAGAAGTTACATTTGGTCTATAACCAAACATATAAGCTAATTCATATAAATTATTTGTTTGACGAGCATATTGTAAATATGTTTCTTGGATTTGGTTATCCATGTAAAATGATAAAACATCACCTACATAGGCTGCCATTTCCATAAACATCATTCCTGGTGATGCTTCTGAGAAGTCGTTGTATGTTGTAGGGAAATAAGTTCTAGCATAGTCAATTAAACTAGCTCTTAATTCACTAAAATCTTTATTAATATATGTTATATTTCTTCTTTTTATGGCCATTACGTAAATGCTAATTGTATTGTGTCTACTATACCAGTTTCTTTAATATTATATGTTAATTCTACTACTACTTGATTTTCATCAGGAATTGAATAAATATTCAAAGATGCTACTATCACATTAGGAAAATATGAACCTAACTGAAGCTGGATGTTTTCTTTTAACCCATCAAGATTATTAGTAGTAATTTGTTCAAAAATAAATTTTCTTAAATTACCACCAAATGTAGGATTTAAGTATCTTTCTGGTTGGTTTGTTAAGAAGAAATTAATTAAGTTATATTTAACTGATTCTTTTGTAGTATAAGTTGTTTTAAAAACAGCCGGAGCATTAAAAGGTAAACCTATACCAACACCAGTTCCTGGTTTGGTATCTATAGGAAATATTTTCTTTGCTCCAAATGCCATTATTTATTCATTAAAGCCATTATTTGATCTAATCCAACACTACCTTCAGGTAAAGAACCATTGATAGTATCTACATTTCCTGGGTTGAAGTTGCCAGCATATGCTGAGTCAGCAGGTTTTCCCATTTGCATTTCTCCTAAAATATTACCAAACATTGCTTGTCTTTCTGAGGGGGTAAGTTTTTTAGGTTGTTCAATATGCGGTTGAGCATAGGTTCCTTTTGATTCTGTTACGGTACCAAAACCAGTACCAACAGGAACCATTTTAGGGGCTTTAACAGCTTCCAATAGAATATCTTTTAATTCTTCTTGAATAGCTTCCTTTACGGCCTCTTTAATAATTTTTTTAAAATCTGATGGTTTCATTATTTATAAATATTAGGTTAATAAGCTTTTAAATTATCTCTGTCAATTATTAGTTTAAGTTCATTAATAAGGACTTGAGGAACAGTTGTAAATGATAGTTCAGTTTCAATTAATATAATACCTTGAGAATTTTTACCAACTGCTTTTCTACGAGTAACAGTATCTGTAAAAGGTACTTCTACAATTTCAATAATAAATCCTTGATAAGTCATCTCATTTAATGTTTGTGATGCTTTTGCTTGTGAAACAGATAATGTTTTTATCTCATTTGAAATAGGATCTAAAGTAGCATTAGGGTCACATTTTAATATATTAAAGTCTATACTTTCTAAAGCTTGAATAGCTTTTAAAACAAATATATTAATTATGGAAAGAGCTAAACTAGCAGCTGATACTATTGTTTTATATTTTTTAATTCTAGATTGCCATTCTGCATCTAAATTTAAATTTATTTTAGCTGTGTCTAAAGAAGCTAATACAGTAGGTAAAGCAGCAGCTAAAGCAGGATTAAGAGCAGCAGCTATTCTAGCTGCTATTTTAGAAGCATCAATGGAACTATTAGCTCCCTGTAAAATGGAAAGAGCAGCAGAAATACCGGTTAAAATCGTCGTAGTTGTATCTATGATTTTTCCTATTCTATTTAATGAAGATAATATATTATTTCTTTTATTTATTATTTCTTGTAAAGTAGAAGAGTTAGGACAAGTATTAGTGTTTTGATATTTTTCTATTAATTCTTTTTGTAATGAATCTAAAGCAGGTTGAATAATAACAGGAATTTGATCTCCTAAAACCATTAATAATTGAGGTAAAGCATCTGTTCCTTGGGCTTTTATATAGTCAGGAGTAGCATTGTTTAGTTGTTCTGCTGTTATGTCATTATATCCTGCCATTATTTAGTGTAGCTTGTATTAGATTTTATTTTAGGTAAAACATTTTGTTCAATAGCTGTTACTTGACCATTTAATACTTTAGCGGCTATATTTATTGTAACTACATCTTTTGCTGTAAAAACAGCATTAGTAAATATTTTAATACTAGTAATTAATTGTTGAAGTAAATCTTGAGTTATATTACCATATAATAAAGGCTCAGTAGCATCTTTATCTCCTAATAAAACTTTATCAGATTGAACAACAGTCAATGGTGTATCAATATTTACACTACTAATAGCATTTAAATTAACTGATTTGTTGGAAGTCAATAAAATATGATCATTAGTAGAATTAAATACTAATCTTCCTGAATTTAAAATTATTTGTTTTCCAGCATATTGATCAGGTGCTGTAGGAGCAGATCCTGAATTATAACTTGTATATGATGTATTAGCAGCGGCTAGTGGAATTTTTTGGGTACTAGTAAGATAAATAGAAGAATCATTATCATTAATATTTTCAATAACAGGTATCCACCCTTCTTCTCCTACTTGAGTTCCTTGACCATTTCTTAAAATGACAATAGGATCTCCACTTGAACCTGTAGTAGACCAATTATTTAATCCTATAGGCTCATTTGTTTTAGTTTTAATAGTAGAGCCTAATCTAATTGAGTTACCCCATCTGCCTTCTGTTATAATATCACCTTCAAAAGGTTTTAAGGGGTGAATATTAGAACGTTCAATAAATGTATTACCTAAATAAATTTCAGTTGATTGATCTGTTACTCGTCTAACATTTCCTAATTGAGTTTGTATATAATCTTTTTGTTGAGATTCAGGTAATATATTTGGGTTTGATGGAAAACCATTATGGTGAGGATGATTCCATAAAGAAACAATATTGATATAATAACTAAATACATTCCCTGTTATTTCACCAATTCTAGTATCAGGAAATGATAGAATATAAACTATTTCATTAACTAAAGGTAAACTTTTATTATTACCTAATAAAGGTTTTGCTACAGGAGGAGTATTAGGAGTATTAGGATTAATTACATCTTCATATTCAATAATTCCTATAGCATTATATCCACCTAATTCTATAAATCGTGGATGAGTTTCATCTAAAACAATACTTAATACACGAACAGCATTTATATCTCCACTTTTATTTAAAGAACGAAATGATCCAAAAGATTTATTTGATTCATTTATTCTCTGATTTGCTGAGGATTGTCCATTAATTGTTTCAATAGTCATTACTTTTCCCCCTGAGTTAATTCATTAACGGCAGCAAGTAATTGTTCTTTTTCTTCATCAGAAATGGTTAATGAACCATCAGTAGTAGTAGTTTGCATAGCGCGTTGAGCTAACGCTGCCATTTTTATTAGTAAATCATCATTTTTAACACTTATTTCCATGTATTCTTTAATTAAGGGAACTACTAAAGTAGCATCACCTATTTCAGAAATAAGAGGTTTTAATTCATTTATAAGAGCAGTAACTTGTTGATCTTTTTTCTTTTGGTTATTGTAGATTTCTTCCAAAATATGAGAGAATTTTTTCTTACCAAAGACAATGTTATCAAATTGTGACATAAGACAATAGTTATTTTATTATAAATATGAAAACTTAAAATTTTATGTATCCTTGCTCAAGATAAAACGAGTATCCCTTTTTAAATATATCGTGAAGTTTATTTGTGATTTTTGTTATTTTAGGGGTTTTAGCATCTACTATTTCTCTAATATAAATGTAAAGTGCTTTTTTATTAAAAATATCTAAACTTTCTCTTTTTCTAAATAATTCTAAAACCGCATCTGCTATTTGAGCATCTTCCTCTTTAGGAAATAATTCAAAAATATTTTCAGTGCAGTGTTTAGTATATTCGTCTATATAATAAGATAAACGTTCTATTGGTTGTGTATCTTCCATTTCATAAGAATGGTTTTCATCTTCATCTAATACATCTACATCAATAGTCTCAATTCTTTTCTTATAGTTTTTCTGGTTTGAAAGAATTAAATAACGTTTTGCAATTGTACCAAAATAAGAATATGCTTTAGCTCCTTTTTCTGGTTTGAATAAATGGATTTTACTTAATAAGAATGTGATTACCTCATGTTGTAAATCCTCGATATTATCTACTTCTGTATAATAAAATTTAAAAGTGTGGATAATATTTTCTGTTAATTTGAAGAAAGCGTAATGGATTTTTGAACGGTAGATTTCATTTTTTATTTCAAAATCATTACTACTGTTGTAAGCAATAATAGCATTTTCCGTTTCCTGGTTGAAGTATTGTACTCCTTTTTTCTTCTTTTTTACTACTTCTTCCATTATTTAGTGATATTTTTAATGATAAAGGCATTTAATGCTGTTTGGATAATTTTAATTTGTTCAAAGAAAAATCCTACTTCATCATCAGATTTAAAACTACCTTTAGCATCTACTTCCATCATTTTCTTTTCAGCCATTTCAATGGTGTCAGAAATTTTGTTTAAATAAGACATATATCCTACTAGGATATCTTCTTGTTTTTCATTCTTTTTTAAGAGGTTAAAGGTCGTAAATCCAAGAGTCACGACCAGTATTAAAAGAATAATAATTGTTAATATCATAAATTGTCTAAAATGTTTTTTAAACCTTCACTTTTCATGCTGCTTAATGCTTTTTGTTTAGCAACACCAGGTGCAGGATTCTTTTTATTTGTATCCAATGTAAATGATTTCTTTGCGGGTTCCACGTTACCTTGGAGTTTTGGTAACCATTCTCTTTCAAACTCAATTCGAGCAGCCATTAAATCCGCTTGATGTACAATAAAAGGTAATGAGGTACGTGGTTTTTGTTCTGGAAGATAAGTCATTAGGTATTTCTTATTTGCTTCATCATATAAACCATCGTGAGTTTGAATTGCAACCATTTCATTAAAGGTATATTGAACACCATGAGACTGAAGTAAAAATAAACCTCTATCTGGAACGGATGCAAATGGGACTTTAGTATTAAACATATAATCCTCACCTAATTTTTCACGTCTCCAATTGTCAGTCTGAGGGATATAAGAATCATTTTCTTCATCTCCCATTTTACCTAAATCATGGTTTAAAGCAGAAAATACTAATTCTTCTTTAGTAAATGTAGTTAAATCGGCTCCCATATTACCCCATAATTCATAAAGGTGAAGAGTACAAATAATTACTCTATTAACATGTTCAACATATCCTCCTGGGAATGCATTGTGGTATTCTTTCTTATGGGCAGCAGGCATCAACATAAGTCTATCCTGGTATTTGGTATAGAATTCTTTTAATTTTTCTTTACGTGGTTCAGAAATATGATCCTCAATAAAGCCCATAAGTCGAACCCAATTTTGTTGAATTTCTTTAGCTTCTAATTTCATAAGTATTAAAATTGAGTATTAACTTCTCCTGGTGATAGTGGTTCTTGTTGAACGAATGATTTAGCATCATTTATATTGTCCCTCATTTCTTGGATCATCTCGTCAACCATTGTCCAATTTCCCTGTCTTAGGGCCAATTGTAGTTTCTCGATTCCTCCTTCTACTCGTTCCAATCTTCTCATTATTATCTCTCTATTTTTCATAAAATATATTATTTGAGGAGAATATACGAAAAAGATCCTGAAAAACCAAATTAAAGCGAAATTGCTTTTATAATATTTAAGATCACAGAACATTTTTCATATTCTTCAGTGTCCTGAAAATGTAATAAAAGTCTGTTTAAATTCCCAACTATAGTTTGGTTTGCTAAAGAATCCAATGTTTCTTTATGTAGTGGAATATTTAAATCCACTTTATTTATATAATACCAGGCCCTTTCAAAAGCAAAAAATTCACCTGCTTTTTCCAAGTCTTTAGGGTTTAGGGAAGGATCTACTTCATTACAGAACATAATAAATTTCTTACTAAATACTTCATGATTAATCATTATTTTATTAAACATTACTATCCAGTAATAAGGATGTTCATACAAATCTATGATTTCTATGTCCTTAGTCTTAGACTCAGATCCAAATAAACCAAAAATTTTGTTAACATTCATGTCCATAAATATATGTTATAGACGTTTTTACACCATATATTAAAACTTTTAAATATAAAATCACCAAATCCCACGCAAAAAATATTGATTGCGTATATATACAAAGAAAGCCGGATATACCGGCTTTGACTTTGTAATTATTATATACTTTTATTTTACGTATTCGTAGAATTTTAATGTTTTTTCTTTTCTGTCATCTAAACCATGAGTACCACCATTAATTCTTTTAGTCAAAGCTAAAATAGCAGCATCATTAATACCTTGATCACAGATTGACCATAATTTGTTTTTGTCAAAGAAGAACATAGCTGATTCAAAAGCATAAGTTGTAGCAACTAAATCTGGGTTATCCATAATTTCTGGCTTGTTCAAGTATTCAGAAAAGGCTTTATAATTAGCTTTACCTGTTAATTGAAGGGCACCTCTACCTCTATACTTCCAACCATCACCTGATGCTTCAGGGCCATTACCCATTCTATCAGCATAAACACGGTTTGCAATCTTTTCAGGTTGACGAGCATAAGATTCTTCTAAAGTACCTGGGAAATATTTTCCAAAGATACCTTGTAAACCTTGAGCTGAGTAATTTAAATTTTCTGAAAATGCTTTAAAACCACCGGTTTCATGGGCTGTTTGTGCAAAAAAGTGAGCAGCTCTAACTGGAGTTAATTTGTAAAACTCCATAGCTTTTTTCATAGTACCCGGGCCGAAAGCGCCATCAGCACCAACTCCGATTTTTTCTTGTAAACTCTTTAAACTCATACCTTATTATTTTTCAGTTGTTTCGTTTGATTGTTTTTTACTCCAAATTTTATCTACTGATGATAATCCTAAGCAACCAAAAGCTAATAGAGCTACTGATTCTACTAAAATGTTAGAAGGAGCAACATGAGCTTCTGAGAATGAATTGTGGTACATAGTAACACAAAGTGCTAATGTACATAATAGGCCACATAGTCTTTTCATAGAGACTTTGCCTGTTTCGTCAAAAAATAATTGTTTCATGATTTGTTTATTATTATTAGTTTATTATAAATATTAAAATTGTTTTGAAGTTTCCTTTAAAGATTCTTGTAGCGCTTTTGAGAACGCTTTCTTATTTAAAGGAACCTCATTGTTTTCAACATCTAAAAACATAGCAAAAATGAAAGTTTTTCTTACACCTTTACCTTTATAATAACCAGAGGGTAAACGAACAGAAGTTTCTACTATATAGTCTTTTCTTAACCATTTAGTACCCATTATGTTTAAAATTGTTTGTGGAGAGTAAATACTATCTATATTTACTTGGATTGTAAAACCTAAAGAATCATCTAAAAAATATCCTTTATTTACTAAAATTTCTTCCATTTCTTCTTTAACACCAAATGTAACATCTCTGTTATCAATTTTTTGAATATGTTGTTTATTAACTGCTTGAACATTAACTTTTACAGATTCAGGACTTAAAAAAGATAAAAACGAAAATAGAATACTTAATATCATACTTATAAATATTAATTTCTATAACCTGTTCTTATTAAATAATAATTTGAATTTCCTTTATTTGCTATACCACTTAAAGTAATAGTTTGCACTCCTGGGTGTGTAGATTTTAGGTTTGAATTAGAAGTATTTATAGTACCCCATTCAGTAGGAGTAAAAATTCTATAGTTAGGTATCCCTGATTTCCAGGAACGGCCTATCATTTTCATATAAATTAAATAAATATCTGTTACATTTAAATTACCATTATTATTAACATCCATTCTATAATAATCTTTAGCGTTAAAAGATTGTTGTAAAACTTTTTGATTAAATGATTGAGCATCACTTACAACAGGGTTAGAAATAGTTAAAGTATTTATTCTTAATTCAAAATCATAAACATTAGCATCTCTAGTAGAAGATAAACTAAATTTCCCATTTGCATCTGTTACAAAATTACCTAATAAAGTATAAGTATTATCTGTTTTTAATTTACTATATAAATCAATAGGTACACTAGATATTCCTACTCCCTCAGAGTTGTAAATATATCCTGTGTAACTAAAAGGATCAGTAGCACCAGCAATTACTGTTTTAAAATCAAAAGTATTACCATAAGCATAACTACCACAAATTACAGGTGAACCTGAATATTGCATTATAAATCTCATATAAACAGTTCCGTTATAAACAGTAGTAGGTACTGTAAAAGTAGCAGTAACTGTTTTAGTACCTAACCAAGAATAATTTGAACTATGAACCAACTCTCCAGCATCTGTTAAAACACCATTACCATTAAAATCAATCCATAATTTAAAATATTCCATATAATTACCATTAGTTTGGGCAGTATAGGTAATAGAAATATTTTGAGCTGCTGTAATAGTAGGAACGGCATTTGAAGTATAATCATAATAACCTGCAGGACTACCACCTGAAGTATTAGAATATCCTGTGCTACCATTATATGTTTTACCATTTATAGTTACACTAGAAACATATTCACAACAAAAATTTGTTGGGTTACTAGCACAAAGAGGAGATTGAGCATAAATTTTTACACTAAATAAAAACAATAATATAAATAATAGATATCTCATAATATAAGTTTAGCTCCTAAAAGTATTTGATAATTAATTACATTTTGACTAGCTATGTAAGTAGTACCTCCTGTTAAACCAAGACCAAACGTTTTAGTAAATTTATAATTGAAATTAAAAAACGGTACGATAATTGGTTTGGATTTGAACCAGTCCGCTGTATAATACTTTGTATACGGTGAGTATACACCAGCAGCAATTATTGTCGCATCTAAATTTTTTAATAATTTTCCCTTATACATAAAACCTGAAATGGCTAAAGTAGTAATAAGAGGTTCTTTAAATAATTTTCCGTATACACCTGCTCCACCATAAATAAGAGTTAACTTTTTTAAACTATTTACTCTAATGTACATTGAAACATTAGAACTAGATCCAGGCATAGTAGAAAATCCGCTTGAAACTAAATTAATATGTTTATTGCCTTTTGAATTAGTTCCAATCCAAGATCTTAAAAAGGTTACATTACCAATTTTAGCATTAACCATATAATCAGCAGAGATACCAATTGAGGAAGTTCCGTCTCCTTTTACACGAGTATAAGACATTGTACCTCTAGCATCTTGAGAACCGTCTTCTGTTTTTTGAAGACCTACAATATCACCTGTAAGTAGGATTGCTGGTTTTTGAGTTTCGGTTTTAGCTTTAGAGGTTGTTTTAGAAACATTATTTGATGTAGATTTTTGTTGATCTGTTTTTTGATCTTTAATTTCCTCATTTGTTGGTTGGTTATCTTTTTTAGTAGTACCTCCACCACCTCCACCTCCACTACCACCACTACTACCTCCACCACCACTATTAGAGCCATTTTTATTATCTACAGGCGGCTGAGACGTTGAATTTCCGTCTTGAGTTGGTTGATCACTACCTGATGAGCTTCCTCCTGAATTTGGAGTAGTTCCTCCAGTTCCATTGTCAGTGGATGAGCTTCCTGAATTTGATCCCTCTCCAGATACTTTAGTTTTTGGATTATCTGTAGAATTCTTTGATTGATCGGTTTTTGAATTTCCATTTCCTTCGTTTTTGTTGTCTAAGTTGGAACCTCTATCAACATTAGTTGTTAAATTAGTACCACTACTATTAAGTGAAGAAAAACTAGTTACTATGTTTAAGTTTAAGACTGTATTAACAATATTAGTTGTTAAGTTTGTTGTTGTTGTATTTGTTGTTGATACTAATATTCCCTGACAGGGTTTACTTGAGTACTGAGCATAAACAGTACTTATCCAGTTG